CGATTTGACCAGCACGACCTCTCATTGAGCACATCAAGAGGTTTTCATACTCCAAATCAAAGTTTAGTATAGCAGCAATTTGATCTCCAATGTCATTTACTTCACATAATATGAATGATTTGTTATAATTCGTTGCCACTTCATATATGATATTTGGAAACAACATTGGTTTAATTTCGTTGTTTCGATATTTTGCTACGACCTTATGTGGGAAAGAAGTTATATCAGTTAAAACAAAAGCAGAATAATCTTCTCCAACTCCTCTTGCAACGTCAACAGTCATCAAATAGTCATGACCTTTTTCTGGTGGATAGTAAACATCTAATCCTGCATTCTGTTTGATTGGATTATCATATATCAAAGATTTAAGTTTACTTGGAGAAATCAGAGTATCAATTGATCCTAAGAACTCACACTCAAACTCAATTTTAAATTGTTGTTCTGAAGTGTTTGCAATTGTTTGTTTCTTCCATTTTGCGTTTCGACCTGGTACTTCAGACCAGTGAACATCAGTCGGTGTATATTCATTCTTTCCCTTTTCAGCATCGTGCCACAATCGGTAAAAATGATTCATACCATGTGGAGTAGAAACTATGATGACTTTGGTTTTTTTACCAGAAGTGATAGTAGGATATACAGA